ATGGTAGTGGTAACCGAGATTTGAATGCTTCTATTGACCGAATAGATCCAGATATTAAGTATGTAATTACCAATATTCAGCTAGTTTGTAGTAGAGCAAACATGTTGAAACATACATTAAAAGAAGATGAGCTTTATTGGTGGGCTAAAAATATAGTAGAATTCAAAGAAAATGACTGATAAAGATCAAAATTTTGAGCAAGAAAGGGCCGAGCTTCAGTCTCATTATCCCTATGCCGATGTCAAGCTTAATGAGCTAAGTGTTCAAGAAGAACGCCTCATACTTTTTCATCTCCGTGGCATGTCAAAAGCTGCAGCGGGACGCGCAGCTGGATATAGGGATAATGAGCATGTTTATAAAGTATTTAAGAAACCAGCAGTACAAAAGATGGTTGCTAAGATGCGCGAAGAATTCAAAGAAGAGATTAAGTTTGATAAGCAAACAGCAACAAGCATGTACTTGGAAGCGCACCGTAAATCTGCAACAGCGACAGAAGAGAAAGTTATTACCGATTCATTGTGTAAGCTCCACGGTCTATTTGCTCCAGAACATGCTACTCAAATCAATATCAGCCTAGACAGAACTGTAGAACAATTAGAGAAACTACCAGATTCTGAATTACTCAAGATAGCGGGAACTGATAACCAATATCTCATGCCTAAAAAGGATGGAAATAAAAAAGATTGAATGCCTAACGTGTAAAGCGTTGCATCCAGATACGTTGTACCCGAGCGACGATCAGATCTGCGTGTACTGTAAAGCGGACGAAGCAGAAAGAGTTGAAGAACCTATAGTTGAAGAAACTCCAGAAGAACCAACCCCAGAAGAAACTGAACAACTAAAAGCCCAAAAAGAACTTGCATTACGTGCGTTGTCACGTAAACATTTGTTACCGTTCGTAGAACGTTTCAATCCAGACTATGTAGCAGGTTGGGTGCACAAGGACATATGTCTACGGTTGGAAAAGTTCAGCCAAGATGTAAATGACAGAAAGTCACCTAGACTTATGTTGTTTATGCCACCACGACACGGTAAATCTACTTTGGCTTCTGTTGCGTTTCCAGCTTGGCATTTGGGTAAGAACCCTGAACATGAGTTTATCAGTTGTTCGTACTCTGGATCGTTGGCCATGAACTTTAGTCGTAAGGTTCGTCAACAGTTAAGAGAACCTAATTTTAAGAATGTCTTTTCTGGTGTATCGCTCGACCCTAGTTCGCAGTCCGTAGAATCATGGAATACAACCAAGGGTGGTGGTTATGTAGCAGCGGGTGTTGGTGGTGGTATTACTGGTAAAGGAGCGCACGTGTTAGTCATCGATGATCCAGTCAAGAACAGAGAGGACGCAGAATCCGAGTACAATCGGGATGCGGTCTGGGACTGGTATACATCTACTGCGTATACACGACTGGCCCCTGGAGGTGGTGTACTCGTAATTCTTACGCGATGGCACGATGACGATTTAGCTGGTAGGTTATTACAAGCAGCGTCCGCGGGCGCGGATCAGTGGGAAGTTGTTAAGTATCCAGCTCTTGCCGAAAAGGACGAAGAGTTTCGCGAACAAGGCGACGCGCTTCACCCAGAGAGATACAGCTCAGAAGCTCTGACCCAGATTCAAAAAGCGGTAGGTCCACGAGACTGGTCAGCGTTGTACCAACAGAACCCAGTTAATGATGAAGGTGAGTACTTTAACCGAGAAATGATTAGGTATTACGATGAAAATGAAGTAGACTTTGACAGGTTACGGTTCTATTGCGCATGGGATTTAGCAATTGGTCAACGAGAACGTAATGACTACTCTGTAGGAGTAGTTGTTGGGGTTGATGAATATGATAATTTATACGTAGTAGACTGTATACGAGGGAAGTACGACGGTTTTGAACTTGTTGAACAGATCCTAGATTTGTATGAAACTTGGCGACCACATGTTGTGGGTATCGAGAAGGGTCATATAGAAATGGCCTTAGGTCCGTTTCTACAAAAACGTGTTCGAGAGCGTGGACTTAATGAAGCTTACTTTAAAGATTTAAAAGTAGGTAGACGAGATAAGGAAGCGAGAGCTAGAGCAATACAAGGTAGAATGCAACAAGGCATGGTATACTTTCCGAAAGATCCGGTATGGGTTGGTCCGCTGATTGCGGAACTTTTGCGTTTTCCAAACGGGGTACATGATGACCAAGTGGATGCGTTAGCATGGATAGGATTGATGATGACAGAATTCGCTACTTTTGTAGAGAAGATAGAACATGAACCATCTTGGCGAGATAAGTTAAAATTTCTGGCTAAGAATGAAAAACGTAAATCAGCTATGAGTTCTTAATGAATTACAGCAAAAAGAAAAAAAAGTTAAGTACAGAAGAAGAGCATTTAATAGCAACTAATCAGTTCGAGCGTTACGAACGTGCGCGCGACAATGGCCATCTTGACTATATCGAGACTGCTAAAAAATGTGATGCTTTTTACCGTGGTAACCAATGGGACCCAGCGGATATCTCAGCTTTAGATGATGAAGGGCGTCCTGCTCTAACAATTAACACAATACTTCCTACTATAAATACAGTACTTGGTGAACAAAGTACTCGAAGAGCGGATGTTAATTTCAAACCAAAAGGTAATGGTACGCAAGAAATAGCTGATGTTTTAAATATCTTGTACCTACATATCGCTGATACTAATAAGTTAGATTGGCTAGAGTCTACAGTTTTTGCTGATGGTCTTATTCAAGACCGAGGTTATTTTGATGTAAGAATAGATTTCACGGATCATATCCAAGGAGAAGTGCGTATAAGTACCAAGGATCCGTTAGACATTTTAATTGACCCTGACGCCAAGGAGTATGATCCTAGAACTTGGAATGAGATATTTGAGACTAAGTGGATGAGTCTTGATGAAATTGAAGAACAGTATGGTCAAGATAAAGCAGATAAATTAAGAATGAGCGCAGAGTATGGTAATACCATGGGGCAAGACTCTGTAGAGTATGAAGAAACAAGATACGGCGATACCTATACTGGTGTAGAGTACAATCAATCAGCTACTACTAACCCGGAAGAGAATAGGCAAGTACGTGCAATCCGTGTCATAGAAAGACAATACTACCAATTAAAAACATGTAGTTATTATGTAGACAGCGTTACTGGTGATATGCGACAAGTACCCGGTAATTGGGGAGAAAGAAAGAAAAAGAAATTCGCTGATGAGTATGGGCTAGATATACTTACACGACAAGATCGTAAAGTGCGTTGGACTGTAACTGCAGACCACTGCGTATTACATGATGATTGGTCTCCATACGAGTATTTTACTATCGTGCCATACTTTCCATACTGGCGAAGAGGTAGACCATTTGGTATGGTAAGAAACTTAATATCTCCACAAGAACAACTTAATAAAATAAGTTCACAAGAATTACATATCGTAAACACTACAGCTAACAGTGGTTGGATTGTAGAAACAGGGTCATTAAATGGCATGACCGCTGACGATTTAGAAGAACACGGTGCGGAAACTGGTTTAGTATTAGAGTATAATCGTGGCTCATCTCCCCCCGCGAAGATACCACCAAATCAGATTCCCACCGGCCTAGATAGATTAGGTCAAAAAGCGGCTATTAATATAAAAACAATTAGTGGTGTTAGTGACTCTATGTTGGGTACGGATGGACCTGAAGTATCAGGTATCGCTATACAAGCTAAGCAGAATCGTGGCGTTCTAATGATCCAAGTGCCATTAGATAATTTACAAAAGACTAGACAGTATCTAGCTGAACATGTTCTACGTGTAGTACAACAATATTACACAGAAGAAAGGTTGATTCAAATTACTGATGAGGCTGACCCAATGAAACCTGAAGTACCATTAGTAGTAAATCAAGTTACCCCTGAAGGTCAAATTATTAATGACTTAACTTTGGGTGAATATAAAGTAGTAGTTGGTACTATGCCTACACGTGATAATTATGATGAAGTGCAGTTTGCTGAAGCAATACAACTAAGACAAGCTGGTGTGCCTATTCCAGATGATCTAATTGTAGACTACTCACACTTAGCTAAAAAAGGTGAGATTGCTAAACGCATACGTATAATGCAGGGTATGGAACCACCTAGTGAAGAACAGGCTCAAATACAACAATTCCAAGCAGAAGCTGAGATTAAAAAAGTACAGCTTGAAATTGCTAAGATGGAAGCCGAAGTACAGAATTTGCAATCCCTATCTCAACTTAATGTGGCAAAAGCTCAAGAGTCTGCTGCCGACCCACAACTTAAAGTGGCTGAGTTGCAAGCTAAGATGCAAATGAAACAAGAGGAACTTGCTTTACGTCAACAGTTATCATCCGTAACTAATGATATGAGGAAAGGACAAACTGAAACCCAAGCAGCCTCTAAGGTTGCTGTTGAAGCTATGAAAAACAGAGGAGGCTCATAATGGCTGATAATAAAAATAATGAAGAGTTAGTATTTGACGGGATGCCCGGTGCTGACAAAAAAACTGAAGAAGATGTAAAACCTTTTGAAGTTGATATGAACTTTGAAAACACGGAGGAAGAAGTTGAAGAAGCTCAAGCAGAAGAAACAACAGAAGAAGAACCTATTGCAGAGGAAACAACAGAAGAAGTTGCAGAGGAACAAGTCGAAGAACCTGTTGCAGAAGAAACAGAGAGTAAACCAGAAGCAACAGAACCAGAAAGCGTTCCGGCAAATGATGGACAACCTGTGGAAGCAGTGGAAGAAGGACCAGAAGAACTAGTAACAGAAGAGGTTGAGGTTGAAGAACCAAAATCACCTATGGTTCCTAAGTCACGTCTTGACGAAGTTCTTGCAAAAAATAAAGAAATGCAGAAAAAACTTCAAGATATCGAAGGTCAAGAAGTTTCTGAAGCAGAAAAACTACCTGAATATGATTTTGTTACAAAAGAAAAAGATTACCAAGATTTAGTATTAGAAGGAGAGACTGAAAAAGCCGCATTATTA